TCATCCTCGCGATCCCTTCCTTAAACCGAGCCTCAAAAGTCTGTACAACATCCATAGGCTCTTTTAAGAATATTGCCGCCTCTACCAAAGCCCCATATAACAACGGATCTGGATGCTCGGTAGACAACAAAGTGGTGCCCGAGTCACCCTCGGCGGTCAAACTGCCCGGCTTGTATAAATAATGCAACTCCACTGAGTAATTTGAATCAGGCACCGGAGCAAGCTCAAACGCCGTGTCATCAAACAAAGAATAATACTTTGGCCTGCCCTCGGTGGTTGAGTTAGGCGCATATTGCTTCAAGAAGCTGGGGTGCTTGAATTCCAGATAATGATAGACATTGCTATCAATCACCGCCAAAGAAAACGGCGCGTAAAAATCCGAGGGCGTAGCCAAAAAGCGCTTGGTGGCGGTCATATTGCCCGTTACGTTCTGGCGTTGCTCGGGTAATTCTACGTTCTTAAAAATACGATCTTCGCTTTCACGAATAAACGTATTCAAATTCGCATTGAATGTGGTCTCGTCGACCTGTAGATAATCTTGAATGGTCGATTTCAGACTCGCAAGCGTGAAGCTCATGTGATCGTGACCTCCACAGTGCCAACTGCACTGTTAATTTGAAACGTGCCAATTTCCGCGCCTAGTATGCCATTGCCCACATTTGTATACACCATAAAGAAGTTGCCATCATTGCCATCGCTTGATGGATCGACTCTTGCGTTCCGCACAGCCTCTGGGTCAAAAGTAGATGGCTTTCTTTCCAGTTGAGGGTGCTTGGGAGACCACTGATCGGGGCCGACAAGCAGGCCATCCCACGTTTTTTTCATGTCCTTCAGCTTATATCGGAATCCAGTAATGTCGCAGATTCCGTAAGCGTTTTTTCCGCCGCTAAACGACACTAGGCAATCCTGTATATCGTCAAATCAGGCGCAACACGGAAAGACGCGCGAGACTGGTCTTGCGACAAGGCCCTCTCAAACTCTTCTTCGTAAAGCTGTTTCAGCAAAGGCACCTTCTCGGGGGCCCGTTTTAGTGCCATGTAATAGGCGAGACCGGCCGCAAGGCATGGATAAAAGCGGAACGGCACTTCCATGGTGTTTGTGCCAGCGTCCGCGTCATCCATTCGGCTGAGCGTGTTGAGGTACAGGGTATATGTTGAACTTTTGTCTGGCGCAGGCCAGATCGTAATTGTCGGACTGATTTGCTTATCAATGAAATATTGATTGGGCTTGCCTGTGCTCGTTTTTGTTGCAATGTGGGCGTACTCGGCACGAGACAGCTTCGTCAGCGGCAAATCCGTCGTTGTGCCAGAGACGGTTTCCCTAACAAACACGTCAAGCACGTCAATCACAGAAGTCGGATTGGTCGAATCAATCGTGTATACAATAGTATCTTTTACTGCACTTATTGATTTTTGATTGATTGTCCATTGGTTTAAGCCGCGATTAGCCCACTCCGCAAGCATCAGGTTAAGGGACCGCTGGGCCGTTTTGAGGTCGTAACCAGTGCGAAGCTCTAATCCGCAACGCTCAAACGCCTCTTCTACATAATCCGCTACATCTAACTCAAAATCTTTACTGCCGCTCGTCGCCATCTTCAGCACCCGCGTATAGGTTGTTGAAAACCTGATTTACGTCCAAGGTGTAGTCTAAATCAGATTTCGAATAATGGATATGCTGAGAGGGTCGGAAGTCTGGAGCGCCTTCTCCGGTCTCAAACCATGCGGGGTGCGTCACCCGCACTCGATTGTTTGGAAGGGCAATTATGTTGCCGGTCCACGGTCCCGCATCCAATAGCTCAAGAACATGACTTTGTTTGTGCTGAGCGGGATCGTCAGCAATCTCGTTTTCGGCATAATCCACAGTGAAATAATATTTGGCGGGGTACATCTCCCCGTCAATAAGCGCGAGCCAAGGGCACGGCGTTGCTCTGTCAAGCACATAAACGGCATGATGATGAGAGCTACAATCCCAAGGCTGAGCCGCCCAAACGGGCATTGGCTCTGGCCACTCCTCCATCGGAGTATCGCCCACCAGCGCTGTAATTGGCATTCTTGCCCACATCGCTCCGCCGTGAATATTCGGCTCGTCGGTGTCGTATGTCTCAGCCCCCGTGAAAATTAACTGGAAGCTAAGACAACGGGTGGGCATTGTCGTGACCGCAATAGCCATGGCGTGAATAAATTCGCCGTGGTATTTTTGATGGTTATGCGTGTACTCCCTGCGTACCCAGCACTTGAAGTGCGGGATATTACTCTGCAAATAAGCCATCTATCTCCCGTATAAGCCGCTCTTTTTGCCTGACGGTGGCCGCACTCGCATTTTGCCGCCTTTTGATGCGCCCTTGGTCTTCATGGCTCCGCCTTTAGCGTAACCCTTGGACTTCATCACGCCTCCCATTGCCATGCCTTTGGCTTCTTTCTTTTTGAAATAGTCTCCGGCCTGCTTGATCATCTCCTCCACGGAAGGAACTAATTTTTGGGCGCTTTTGTTCTGCCGCAAAATCTTTGCTTTTTCTTCAAGTTTCAATTCTTTATCACTTTTTGCGCCTTTGCTCATCATTGCTTTATCACTTTTTGGGCCTTTGCTCATCATTGCTTGATTCCTCTATGATCTGGGGATTCGGGTTTTTTTGCGCCTATTGTTCATCATAGCGCCACAGCCACGTCCCTGAACTTCGACGTAACCGCCTTTGTTTAGATTGCGAGCAATCGCTTCGCCACGTTTTCTTTCGTAGCCAGACAGCTTGCCGTCATTGTTAAGGTCGGCTTTCTTTTCGTCCATCTTCATTTGCGATGCCTCGCCGTCTTTTTGGCAACCTTCTTGGGTTGCTTTGAAAATTGTTTGCCTTTCTTAGTGTCTGCGCGCTTCTTTCTGGTAGTCGCCGCATATTCTTTGTCGGACATAGCCTTGATGGCCTTTTCTGGCAAATATCGCTCGCCTGTGGCCTTGGACCCTTGCGTGCTTGGCTTGCCAGACTTGGTGCGCCATTTCTGCTTCGTCCACTTCTTCAGGGACTTTTGCGACTTCTTGAGAGCCATTAGTCCCTGTATCCTCCCCCAGCTTTTTTGTACTCAGAAGCCAGCATTTGCGCCTTCCGTGCTGACCATTGGCCCGGCTTTCCACCCTTTCCGCCAGCTTTTATGCGCTCAAAAATTCTTTTTCGAAGCGTTGGCTTGGTGTAATTGCCCGCTTCATTGACCCGAGATTTTGCCTTTTTCTTCGGCTTCGCTTTTGCTTTTGCCTTTGGCATCAGGGCCCTCCGCCGCCGCGCACCGCTCCAAGCAACGCATTAATTCGGTCAGATATTGCGCCTGATCCCGCAATAGGCGCAGTATCGCTAACAGCCCCTTGTGCTGTCGCCCCTTGACCCATCATCTGGGCTATCCTGTCTCTCAGGCTGGCTATGTCAATACTTCCGCCAAACGGCAGGGAAATTGAAGACATATCTGGATTGTTAGCCAGAAACTCGTCCAGCCTCGCTCGTATCATGGCAGGGTCCATCTGCGGCTGTTGCTGTGCTGGCTGTGCCATCTGCTGTTGCCGCTGGCGAATGATTTCCCTGATTCTGTCAATTTGACTTTGGTCAATATTAAATCCGAATGGGGAGCCGCCCATAAAAGGGTTCGGCATTGGCGCAGAGCCGCCCCCGCCTCCTTGGACAGTCCCCATCAGGTTGCTGAACTGAGCCTGTGGATTGGGCGCGGATTGGCCAGAATAATTTGCCGCCAACGCTTTAGCGCGCTCAATAATGCTTGGGTCGGCACCCATGCCTCCAAGAGACCCGCCAAGATTCGCAGGAGCGCCAACATTGACGCCCCCCGAAAACGGGCCGGGGCCACTCGAAGGCGGTATCTGCCCAAGACGGCCCGTTGTGTCAATCGGGCCGGGCATCTGTCTCGGAATGTATGGATTTCTAGGGCCGGGCGGTTGATTGGGGTACAAAAGTTGCATACCCGGCGGGTTTGGCGGGTTTACCCTATTCATCAACTCTCGCATAATCGTCATAATTTAATCCTCTTACCAAGCCTTGCACGACCAGTATCTGGCCGAAAATTTGTCTTTTGCGGTATCGCATGAGTGTCTGGCCCTAAAATTCTTGCGCCTGCCCGGCTGTGCTTTTTTGATGGTCATGTTTGGGTCGCCAAACCGCACCAGCTTAACTTCGCTACCTTTCTTGGCCAAAACCGCGCTTTTCTTAGGCTTGCCGGGTGTAC